TCCACAGCGACCACTCTTGCAGGCAACGTTGTTCTACCGACTACAACCTACATTAACAGCACGTCGACTGAGTTAATTCCTTCAGGTGGTACTACTGGACAGGTGCTCACCAAGGACAGTAACAGTAACTACGATTACAGCTGGCAGGGAGTTCCAGTGAATCAGACGATCGCAGAGTACTATTACAGAGTCAACACAGTTGCAAAGTACGATGCTCAAGTGATAGGAACGACTGGTGATAGGAAGACTAGCACCCCTTCGGCCACCGGAGCAAGACTTGTGAATATGGCGGGATTAGACTTTAGTAGGGATGGTACTACTCAAAGAGGAATGAATGCAGGTGAAATAAGCGCACTAAGCGTATCAATCACACCACAGTATTCAACTTCACTGATAGTAATCGAGATGCACATTCAGGGTGAACCAAACACTTTTCAGGCTGGTTTCTGGATGGGAGTGGTAAACGCAGCGAATGAGATCGAGTTGTGCACACGGAGTGGTTATGAAGGTTACAACCCATCGATAGCAACTGGCAGAAACAACTTTTACCACAGCAGCCATTGGGATGATAATAACGGGAACTCTATGAAGAGTATGTCGATAGTGTTCTTCGACAAACCACAGACGACGAGCCAGGTTACTTATTGCCCTATTTGGGGAAGCGCGTACTATAACAACCGTGAATTTAACTTGAATTCTACTGTACAATGGGCGAGCGACAGCACAAACCCCGCTCATGAAACCGCAGTAACAGTCATCAAGGTCAAAGAGATTCGACAATAAGCTCGCATTCTGCAGTACATTTTCCAAGCACTTCAGAAAGCGAACACTGGATGCGATGGAGACTCAAGATGACATGTTTGCTGCTTTTAGCGACGTGGATCATCTGCTATGTCCCTCTACCTATCAAAAGCCTGGGTGTACTGCTTGCGGCAGCAGCAATCTGGAGCGCACGAGCAACCCTGGCATGGCCGTGCACTACTGCTTCACGTGTGGTGATTGCGGCGCTGTGCAGTCCGCTTGCTACGGCCAAGTCGACGCAGTCGCGTACCACACCAACAAGACTAGCTCAAACTACAAGCGAATTCATCACTGGCATGAGCGAATCTCTCAGTTGCTTCTGTGCGAGTCTCGCATCCCTGATGAGAAGTTTGTGCTCATTGCGGAGCGCCTCTGTGATGGCAGCCACCCCATTATCAACAAGGACGTTGTACGACGCGTACTGCGATCTCTGAACATGCAGCTCTACATCGAGAAGTGGCTGCAGATCATCCAGCGCGTGACGCAAGTCGAGCCACCGAAGCCCGGAGCGGCTCTGCTAGAGAGTATCGACCGCCTCTTCCAAGCACTGCAGAGCCCCTTCTCGGACCACAAGGAGGGACAGCGCAAGAACTTCCTCAACTACAACTACGTCTTCTGCCGCCTGTTCCAAATGCTCGACTGCCCGCAGTTCTCGATGTTCTTTCCGCTGATCAAGTCGAAGGCAAAGCTAAACGCACTGGACGAGACGTGGGCGCGCATGATGGACGCACTGGGGTGGCAGTTTACACCGCTGCAGCTTGTGCCGCCATTCGCCGTGAAGCTTGAGCAACCTGACCTCCAACTACAGAGGATAAGGCAGCAAGTCGCCTCTGCAGCTCAGGCTGGGATGCATACAGCGCTTGAGAAAACGGTATTCCGTAAGTCGGATCAGCACCTTCTCCACGAACTAGACCGACAAAGGCAGCGAGCGCAGCGCCGTTCAACCCCACCTGTACCAGTACCTCAAAGACTTGGGTTGTCAAAGAAGCACCCTCGATTCGCTTCGGCAGCAAAGCTTCAACCGTTGCGCCGATTGCAACACCGGCGGCGACCTGGGTGACACTAGTCTGGATTGCACGGGATGTCATTTCGTAGAACCAGTCAGAATTACTTGATCATCTGGTCCCATGGCCGCGGGAAAACATCCTTCGCACTCATCAACTGCGACGCGCTCGCGGGGCCCTCCTTTGGCGGGATCGGCGCGTCAGTGTTGATCGCCGCCTCCCAATACTCCTTGCTGCCCATCGGAAAGGGCTTGATCTCCTGTGCCTTCCACCATGCCATCATCTCCAGTGGGTCCACGTGTGTTTCGGGGCATGTGTTGATTACGAGCACCTCGTTGTCCTCTGTGTAGTGGTCTACTACTCGGTTGAAGGCGTCTTTGGTGAGGAAATCGGCGAAATCCTCCCACAACGCCTCGCGCTGCCGTCCCTGGATCGTCTTCATGATAAAGCAGTAGTCTGTGTTGCCTCGCAGTGTCGGAGTGATCGCCTTTGCATACTGAGTTGTGATGAGTACCAACAGTTTGTAGTGCCGCCCTGCGACAAAGAGCTCCATGAGGTTTTCGTCATACTTGAGCCGCTGGTCTGAGATCACGTCATCGAGTAGCACAAAGAAGGGTGCCTTCTGCTCCTTCTCCTCCTCGGACAGGTTCTTATCGTTTAGAATCGACTTCTGGCGCTTGAACACCGCGTCGAGTATCTCCGGTTGATACTTGTTGTAAATGAACTTCTTAGGTACATAGTCGCGCCAAAACTTATTCAGTTCATCGGTCTGTGAGATCACTATACCGGCGGGGATGCGGTCTTTCATTATGTACATGAGGTTACGGAACAGCCAGGACTTACCCGTGCGCCGCTTCCCCACTGCTACAATCGTCGCGTCACTCTTAATCTCTTCTGGTTTAAAGTATGGAAGGTCGGGCAGATCGATGTCTGCGTACTTATCGGCCATCAGCACAGGCATGGACTTGTGCACTCCATAGTCTTTCCTTTGCGGTGAGTCGGGTGCCTCGTGCTGCTCTTCTTCCTTAGGCGGCTGCTTCGACTCCGAATTGCTGTGAGGCATCGTAAGGTCGACTGTTGAACGACTCAGAACTTTGGTCGACGTAAGGCCGGGCGAACTCCCAGTCTTGCTCCATGAAGGCATTGACCTCGGCCTTCTGCTGCAGGTGCGCCCGCTGGCAAATTACCGACACGTCTTCGAACTGCCAGTGGATGCCAAACTTGTCGCCACCGACGCCAGTGTAGACCTGATTGGCGAACATAGTGGCTGCAACGACGTCACCTGGCGCGACCTGGCCATTGGGTACTGTGACCCCCTTGTGATCACACACTGCGATCGTGCGCGCGTACTTGCCGCCCATGCCGTCGGAGGCGTACTTAGGGCACGAGAGATTGATCACATGCCCGTTCAGCGCGCCCGAGAGCTTGTCGTACTTGGGGCGCACACTGCGGATCTGCAGCATCTTGACTTCTTCCTTGCACAGATTTTTGCGGCCTAGAATGCGCAGTTGGTTGGCGGTCACAAACTCGAGAAGCCGGTCGTCGATGGTGTCCATGAAGGTGGCGAACATTGTGAAGTCATCATTCGTCTGCTCATTGATTGCCTGGTCGGTCAGGTCGAGAGTGAACTTAGCCTTCATGAGGTCAGAGGGGCCCCACATCGTGCCAAAATTGCCGTCGCCAGTGCACCGGGGCCACATGGTGATCGCCGGAGCGGACACCAGCGCGACTTCCGTGTTGTTCGGTGCGAGCGTCATGATAATAGTCGTCTTGCCGTTGCGGTCCTGGCCCAGGGAGAAGTTCACCATCGAAACATCAACACTCGAGAAGGGGGTATACTGCTTCATACTCACCTGTAGTACCGATCAGAAATTCCAGTGCGTCTAGTGTCCAAGTAGGGCACCACTGAAAGGGCCTCAGTGCTCGGAACGTAACCCACATGCGGCGACGGACCGAATCCTATGCGAATCGGACCCTGTTCGGTCATGACCTGCTCAGTGGGGCGCGCGTCTACAGATGCGATTCCCACCAAATTGTCGAACCCTGGTACATGCGTCACACCCGCGCTCACACTCGGACGCACCCACTGCCCGGGTAGCACATCGCTTCGGCGTACGTCGTTGCCCATCTTACCGGCAAAGGTACAGCGTGCGTCGTTCTCGACAGTGTAGTCCCCTAGGTCAGGGGCTGTTATCTCCGGGCGCGTCCCCAGTCTTACACAGCTTCCGAACGGGACTTGTGCCATCTTCTTCAAGTGAGCGCTTAGAAGTTTGCATCTCACAGAGCGTAAGTGCGGCCTCCTCCTCGCTCGTGCTGAATGGGTCGTCGGGCGGGCCTTCCCACTTGCCATCCAGATTCGACGGCAGTACCGCGTCCCAGAAATGGTAGTCGCTGTTGGCGTCCGAGGCACTGATGCGCTCGAGCACACGGTCCTTCTCGCCGGCTGTCATGTTTGGGATCTTGTCGCACCCTCTCTGCATACAGGCAAAGAAGACCGTGTAGCGCTCGAGTAGGTAGTCCCACAGCTCCTTGTCGCGGTAGACACGGTAGATCTTCATGCCCGTTGGGGTCCAACTGACAAAGTCGCACCATTGCCGATCGAGGACCTCGAGGAGTCCATTCACCTGGCAGTAGTAGTGTGGTGGAATCGTGTCGTGTGGAACTTGCTTGTAGAAGGGGCACTTGACCTCGATGATGCCGTCGGTGCCTACGAGACCGTCTGGGGAGCCTGCGAGCCAGTTGTAGTCGGAATGCGTGAAGAGTCCCTTTGCAGTCACCACATTGCCCGTGCGCACCATGTAGTCCTTGATCGCGTTCTTCTCATTCTTAGTGCCCCAGATGCAGGCTTCCGGAGTGCCCGAGAACCCCTCGAGTCCCAGTTGCTGTCTCAGCGCCTTCTTACGGGAGCACCATGGGTTGACCCCCGCCGCCGCACCAAAGTTGGACGCGGTCAATTTACCCTTACGGGCATTGAACCAGGCGGGAGTACCCTGCTGAGTGTCCATCACTCTGAGTATCACACTGGAAAATTATTCTCACCGCATGGTAAAATGACCTGGGGATGGACAGCACGCGGACCTCTGCCTGTAGATTCGACTGCGGTCGGTACAACGGGAGGAGGTAATGTAGGTAGTGCGACCGAGGCTGGTAAGACTCAGGCCTGGCCACGCTATGAAGCTGAGTACCTAAAGCGAGCACTGACCTCCGAGCGCTACAAGTATGACACCGAGGGCCTTGAT